TTTTTTGACTATAAGCTTTTTCCTGATTAAAACTTTCTCTGTAATCTGTGCCATCTACTGATGATTCAGTTTGAGCATCCTGCTCCATTACTTGTGATTCACTACCACTATTTTCTTCTAACATCTGTTAGTTTCCTCCCAATTTATTAAATTAATTGTAAATTACTATCTATAATATATAAATTAACCATAACGATATACAAAGGTTTTTATGAATTTAGATGTCCAGGAATATAAAAAAGAATGGTTTGATTTTTCTAATTATAAGCCACATAAGGGCCAGGAAATGTTGCATAATGCACCATCAGATAAAAGATTTATTGTAGCTTGTTGTGGCAGAAGATTTGGTAAATCTTATGCAAGTGCTAGAGAAGCTGAGGTAGTTCTTACTCAGCCTGGAAAAGTTGTTTGGATAGTTGCACCAAGTTATCAAACAAGTGAAAAAATTTTTAGACAGGTATATGAAAATTTAGTTGTAAATCTAGGATATAAACCTTCTAAATATTCTTCAAAGGAACAAATCTTAAAGTTTGATTGGGATGGTGGCAGTTCAATCCTACAAGGTAAATCTGCTGAACATCCTTCAGGCTTGATTGGTGAGGGTTGTGATTTAGTAATAATTGATGAGGCCAGTAAAGTGCCTAATTTTAAAAGAGTATGGGAGATGTATGTTAGACCAACATTATCAGATAGAAAAGGTAAAGCTATAATGATTTCAACCCCAGATGGATACTCTTACTTTTATGAATTATATTTATTAGGACAAAATGATAAAAACTGGTATAGCTTCAATAGCCCTTCCTGGGAGAATCAATATGCCTTTCCAAAAGGATTAGAAGATGAGGACCTCATAGAAGCTAGAAGGACATTGTCTAAAAATATTTATGACCAGGAATATGGTGCTAAATTTACATCATTATCTGGAAAAGTTTATGATGACTTTGATACAAGTTTAAATGTTGGTAACTTTCCCTATGACCCAAATTTACCAGTTTATATAGGTGTTGATTTTGGTTATAGAATGCCAGCTTGCTTATTTTTTCAATGCTATAAAGTAGGTTTAAAACAAGAATGGCATATAAATATTTTTGATGAAATAATCCATCAGAAAAATTTAAAAGTTAGTGATTTTGCTAAACTGATTATGGATAAAAAATATAATATCATAAGAGCTTTTGGTGACCCTGCTGGTTATCAAGTTCAATCATCAGTTGGAATGGGAGAAGCAGAATTATTTTATCAAGCAACTAGATTAAGAATCTTTGCATTGAGAGACAAAACAAGCAGGTCCATAGCTTCTGGAATATCCCATGTTAGAAATTTTGTATGTAATGTTGAAGGCCAAAGAAGATTACATATCAATAAAAAGTGTAAAGGAATAATACAAGATATTGAGACATATAGATACCATGATGAGAAAGAAGGCCATGCCTTAAAAGATGTGCCAGTTAAAGATGGTTTAAGTGACCATGGATGTGATGCACTAAGGTATTTCTTGGTAAATATGTTTCCTATAAAACAATACAAATACAGGACATATAGATGATTACATCAGACCAATCAAATGAATTAATTAGAGAAAGTGTATCTAATTTTAAACTAGAACAATCTAAGAAAAGAAGAAAAATGGTTCAGAAAATGTTAGATTATTATGCTGGAGCATCCACATTCCAGTACATAGAAAAATATTATTCTGATAATTCTAAACGTACAGTTCCATTCTCTAATTTCAATATGACTAAAAGATTTATTGATAGGATGGCCAGGACATATACTTTAGGTGCTAGTAGAAATATGGGTCCAGTATATGACCAATTAACTGTTTATAAAAACTTTAAAATGAAGCACATTGAAAAGATGACTACTCTTTTAGGTACCTTAGCAACCCAGGTAATCTTTAAGGAAGAAAATGGTATGCAGTTTTTTGATTATCAACCTATTTATTCTTTTGATGTACACATGGGAGATGACCCATTTAATCCTGTAGCTATTCAATATCCACTTGTACAAAATGTAGATGATGTCTCTTATGAAAGTGTAAATGATTTATTATTTGCATATTGGGATGATACTATGCACAAGATATTTAATAGTGATGGTGAGGTGATAGAAGCTTTTGAGCATAACCTAGGAGTTTTACCTTTTGTATTTACTCACAGAGAACATCAATTAGATAGTTTTTTTACACCAGGAGCTGAGGATATTGTAAACTGTAATGAGCTTGTAAATATAGCATATACAAATGGTGATATTGGAATGACATTCCAGGCATTTTCTCAGGCTGTAATTACTGGGTTCTATAGTGATGAAAAAATACAAAGAGCTGGAGCTGATGAGGTGATTGTTTTACCAGAGGGTTCTAATTATGATTTAGTGGCTCCAAAGATTAATATGAGTGATTATATTGATTGGATAAAAGTTAGAATAGACACCTGTGCTCAGGATAATCATCTCTATGTACAATTTGCTCAGGATGGTGGAGAAACACCATCAGGTGTAGCATTAAAAATTAAGGACCTAAATAGATATGAAGATTGGCAGGATGATTTAGATTTATATAGAATTTATGAGCATAAATTTTATCAATTAGAAAGACAAATGGCATCTATGTTTGGAGTTAATTTACCAGAAACATTACAGATAAATTTTGTTGAACCTGAATATCCTATGAGTGTTGATGACCAGATTAAAATAGAATCTCATCAACTAAAAAATAATCTTACTACTGAATGGAAATTATTACAAAGACATAATAAAGATTTATCAGACCAGGAAGCAAAAGATATTGTAGAAGAAAACAAAGAAACAAATAGAGCTAATAATCCAAATGAATCAACAAGACCACAATCGATTTTTGACAGAGTTCGTACAGCACCTCAAAACACTGAATGAAAAAATAGACATTAAACTGCCAGATATAAGTATTGAGGATATATTAAAAGACCCTAGGCAGTATGCTTTAGATTTTATTGAATTAGAATTTGCAAAAGCAATTCCTAGTTTTGTAGATGCTTATAATAGAGGTTTAGATTTTTCAAATGCTAATAGAGGAATTGCTATAAAAAAAAGCAAAAGATTTTATATAAAAGGTGGTGAAATTGATAGTAATTTTCCAGATAGTTATCAGTTAGGTGATTCATTAAATCATAAAAATCAAGAGTGCCAAAGGTGTAGATTTTACACAAAAACTAAAGCTGGAGATTACTGCTCAAACTGGGATGCTGATACTAAAAAAAATTATTGGTGCAATCAATGGCAAAAGTTAAAGTAAAAACAAATTTTGATTATAATAAATTAGCAAGAAAAATTCCTGAAATAATAGAAGACAATTTAAATATTTTAGGAGCTCATATAAATAGAGCAATCCAGGATGGCATTGATAATGGTACGGATATAACAGGCAAGCCCTTTGCAAAATTAAGCACAGAATCAACTACAAAATTAAGGAGTGGCTCCTCACCATTATTATCTGAAGGTGTTCTTAGAAAAACAAAGCTTACAAAAGCAACAAGTTCAAATCCAGTATTTACAATAAAGATGAATGGTAAAAGTAAAAAAACATTACCTATGTTAAATGGTAAAAAAGTTAAAAGAAAAAACACATCATTTTATGGAGCTTTCCATAATCAAAAAGGTGGATATAGAACATCACCAAAATCTGCAATACCAAATAAAGATGTACCCCAGAGAAAATGGTTTGGAATACCAGATTCAGCTTTACCTGGTGGCACAGAATATGATAAAGCATCTGTATCCAGGAAACTGAAGATAAGAAAAGCTTTGAAAACAGTTATGAAATAAATGCCTCAAACAAAGCACACAGAATATAACTTTGATATTGATTTAGATTTTGGAAAAATCGGTGAAGAGAAAGTGCTTGAAATATTTGAAGGTGATGGTAGCATTGAGGTAAAGACAGAAAGAGATACCTGGAAAAGAACAGGTAATATTGCAATAGAATTAAGCTTCAGGGGAGTTCCTTCAGGATTAACAACTACAGATGCCAGGACCTGGATTCATTTATTAAGTTATAAAGGACACATAGAAGGTGGATTTATTCTAAGTGTAAAAACCTTCAGGAAAAGAATAAAAAAACTATTAAAGAATAATAAAGCTAGAAAAGTATATGGTGGTGATGGTAACTTATCAGAATTGGTTTTAGTTCCAATTAAATATATTTTTAAGACATATTAGAATGTAGTGCCTTAAAAAGCATGAAGGCTGGTTTCCTGAGCTAGATGTCCTAGAAAACAAAAAAGGGCCATTAAAGGCCCTTTTTGCTCCATATTTAGTTATATTAGTATTACTGCAAATCAATCAAACCATACTTTTAACAATTCTAACTTGCTTAACTTTAATTCTATATCTGAAATTGATTTAGATATATCATCATGAATTGCTTGCATTTCTTGGTCAGAAGGAACAGTTAAAAGAAAATCATGTACTTTATCACCATCAAGAACAACATGGAAAGTTCCATCATCCATAAAGTCCTCAACTATGATTCCTAATTTTCTTAATTTGCTAAACTGCCTTCCTGATACTCCAAATTTCTTTCTAACATCAGCAAAAGTTTCTCTGCAATCTTGACCAACCCATAACCAACATCTAATCTCACCAAAATCTTTTTTAGCTAATTTAAAGGCTTTGGCAAATATATCTATATGTCTTTTGCTTTCAATAGAAAAATCCCAATCAAGTTTTGAATCTTCAAGGCCACCATCATCACCATCAACTATCCTCAAAAGCTCTTGTGCAGTATCTCTTAAAGCAACCATTTTTTTTATTTCAGTTTTAGTAATTTTCATTTTTATCTCCTTACCTCTCACAGGTATTTATTTTAGTTTCCAGACCCTAGGGTTTCTAGGGGACCCTATTCCAGGACCCCCCTCATCAGTGGATTTATAATGTTAATTCGTTTCCAGTTATATCTTTAACTTTTCTCTCAACATCATATTGGAATTTTTTGCTTAAATTTGTTGAACATATACTTATAAGCCTTAAAGCATTTTGAAATTGGTCAAAATTATAAACAACCACACAAGCCTCATGGTCCTCAACTAATATATCAAAAACTCTTTCACCACCATTAGCAATAAACTGTTGTAATGGTAATAACACTTTAGCCTGGTCATTTGTTATTGGTGTCTTTTTGTTTAAACAAGCTCTTCTTTTCATTTTAATCTCCTTATTATTATTTATGTCTCTCACAACACTATAAATATAAATAATAAAAATAATATGATGCAACTAAAAAGATTATTTTTATTATTTTAATTATTTCCTGGAAATAAAAAAGGGCCCTGGTGGACCCTTTAATATTCCTTTATTTTTAATTAGTTAATTTATATATCATCTCTTACTTGATATTTATTTTTACTCACAGCCATCAACATAAAAGCTAAATCACCTCTTGTTTTGAATTGATGCTCAAGAGTATAAATTATATCATTGTCTGCTTGACAAGGTAGGTATTCCATTACTAATTCAGCCATTTCTTTCATAGTTAAATTAGCAGTAGATGTAGAATGACAATCTT